CGGCATACAAAAACGCTATGAGGGTTGCCCGAACGGAAACTAATATGTCTTACCAACGAGCCGACTCCGAGCGTTGGCGGAATAATCCGGTAGTAATTGGGATAAAAGTTTCGCTTTCTGGTGCGCATCCCGACTATAATTTCGAGGAAATATGTGAGGTACTCGAGGGTGACTATCCAAAGGAGTTCATCTTCGAGGGATGGCATCCACAATGCCTGTGTAATGCGACCCCAATTCTTATGGATAAAGCCATGCTTAGGCGTTATCTCCGGGGAGAAACAGACTTTCTGGGCGAGGTTCAAATCACAAAGTACCCGGATAGGTTCAACCAGTACGTTAAGGATAATTACGGCAAGCTTCAAAAATCGAGCCCTTACTGGTTCGAAGACAATAAGGCCATTATAGACAAAATAGTTCCCGAACCTCCCGCAGTACCCGCCGCAACTCCCGCACCACAGCTGAGAGACTTGCTTCAGGGCGAGTGGTGGAAGAATGAGGACTTAATTAAGTGCTTTACGGACGTTTCTCCGGACTATAAAACGGGATTTTCAACCGGGAACTCCGGAAATGACGACATCCTCTCGAATATTTACAAGCTTCAGGGTTTTGATAAGCTGCCGACTCTCATTGAGGGCAGTAAGTTTCCGCCGGGCGAGGGAACGTTCGGGTTTCGAGGCCTGTATGGGGCACAGGCTCAGGAATACATTAACGACTTCAAGTATGGTAAGCAATTTGCCGGGCGTGGGGTATTTGGGAGTGGAACTTACATTGCAGCGCCGAGGACCGTTAATATATCCCCGGCGTGGGATACGGCACTTAATGGATATGGAGGTGGAGAGACTCGTAATGTTATGAGGATTCGAATAACTCCGGCTATGGAAGCAAGGGCTTTTAATGAAATATCCGATGAGGCGTCAAAATTCCTATGGGATTTCAGTGATGAATTCTTGAAGCTTAAGGATACCGGGATTTATAGCGAGGCGGAATGGAAGCGGTTGTATGACGGCTTCAATAAGATGCTGGGCGACCCCGGAAGGTACGCAGCGCTCAAGGGGATAGATGCATTGTATGAAAATGTAACCCCGGACGTGACTTATTTCATAGTTCATAACCGGGGCAAATTAGAGGTACTGAAAGAACAAATCGGAATGTGATGGAACGGAAAATGGTATCAGCTGAGGATAGCCGGGCAATAGCGGCGGACATGGATAACCCGCCGTTTACTACTCTTACAATATTCGAGCAGATGGAGATTCGTAAAATGTACGGATATGAAATACTAACCTATGTTGATTATCTGTTTGTAAGGGAAAGGTATCTCGAGAGACAGAAAGAAAATTTAGGGTAATGATTGTATTGAATTAATTTTATACATTTGAAACATTTAAAAGCAATGAAAGAAAAAATCTTAACCCACCTCAAGTCAAAACTGACGGGAGTTCAGGAGAGCTTCCTCGTCGGGATTGCCGAAAACTTCAGCAAGACCATTACAGACGAGGCCAGTATCGAAACAACCATTACGCAGCCGGTACTTGACGCAATCAAGTTATCCGCCCAAATGCTTCAAGTTGAAGGTGACCGCCGGGCAACCGAGGCCACTAAGAGTGCCGTTAAAAACTTTATTGACAAGCATGGCCTCGATGAAAACGGGAAGCCTAAAGGCAAGCCGGATAAAACTGAACCCGATGGAGGTGGCGGTGGAAATCCGGACGTTCCTGCATGGTTCAAATCATTCGCAGATAAAATTGACCGTGAACTTCAGGAAAGTAAGCAAAAGTTGACGGCTATTGAGCAGGCGAAAACCCACGAGGTTCTTTCCGGGAAGGTTAAGGCTTCCCTCAAGGAAAAGGGGATTCCCGAATGGTTCTCAAATCCATTGCTCCGTAATCTGACGGTCGAGTCAGAGGACAAAATTGACCAACTGGTTACTCAGATTGAAGCCGACTTTGGCGTTGCCAGACAGGCTTCTGCCGAGCAGGGGGTTGTAATTGCAGTTCCGCTAAAGCCTGAAGGGGCAACCGAGGCCGGGGCGGAAATTGGCAAAAAACTCGCCGAAAAGCGAAACGCTGAGACGGGCGAGAAGGGTAAACTTAAATAAAAACGTAAAATGCAAATTACATCCAATACCTTCGGTGGGCGGAAAGTAATCTGGGATAACATCCTCGATGAAATCCCCGGCGGAGCCGGTTTGAATGTAAGTCGCTTGGACTACACAAAGGCTAACGCCAATGTTGACAAGCGGTGGATTCCCGGCGGAACGCCTGTTTATTTCGACCCCGCCACTCGTATTGCTGAGGTCTGCAAGTCAGCCTTGGCTATCGACGGCGGTGGGTCAACCACACCTCGTCTTGGGAAGGAGCATCACTTCAAGGTGGGCGACATCCTAAATGACGGAACTACCGGGGCGGTAATAACTGCAATTGACGAAAGCGAAAGCGCTTACGACGTTGCAACGGTTAATACCGATATCACGGTTACGGCTGGCACAAAGTATTTCGAAGGCGCAGCCTCCGGAACTGATGCTACGCTGAAATACACTCCTAACGGAGTCATCAAATCTCCGGAATGGATATACGACGGCAACGCTGACGTACCTGTTGTGACAATGGGAACGGCCAGAGAAGACAGCCTGACTTATCCCATGCCGGATGTGTACAAAATTGCTCTCCGGGGCGGGGCATCACAGACCGCTTCAAGCAAAACCTTGGTTAACGTATTTTAACTAATCTGACATGAAGACACCGATAATTGAAGGGGTAACTGAAGCCGGATTAGTTTCATACCTCAACGCAAGGCAGTACGAGAAGCTCTACTGGCAGGATATGTTTCCAATCAAGCCTGTCAACTCTCTCGACGGAAAAACTCTCATTGGCGAAGCTGGCTCAAGACTGGCCGCTTATATCATATCATACGATGCGAAAGCTCCTGAAGTGAGCCGGAAATCAATGCAGACCAAATACTTCGACATCCCGAAAACGGCAATCGCCCGGAGAAAGACTGAGAAGGAAATCCTCGAACACGCTATCACCAAAGCCCTCCGGGGTCAGGATGCGGTCATTGAGGATTACTTCAATGACATTGACTTCGTGTTCGACTCCGTTATGGGTCGTATCGAGTGGATGGTTCTGACCATGCTTTCCCTTACCAAGCTTCAGCTTTCGGTTACCAACAACCCACAGGGTATTGTCAACGAGTCTGTCATTGACTTCGGAATGCCGACCGCCAACAAAAAGGTGGCAACCGGGGCAGTCTGGTCGGTAGGCAACAAAGATACAATGACTCCCATTGCCGACATTAAGGCAGTGCTCAAGGCCGCAAGGGCGAAGGGTATCAAGTTCGAAAGAATGCTGATGCACCCCGACGCACTTGACCTTATCATTGGCAGTACCGAGTTTCAAAACTCGGCCAAGTCGCTTATTGCGGGGCAGAGCTTAGTCCTCGGATACACCGGGCTTGAAACCGTGAATATGATATTCAAGGCTCTCGACCTTCCGGTTATTTCCCTTATCGAGACCTCAATCGGTATCGAAGACAAGGGCGGGAACATCACGCTTGCCAATCCATGGAGCGACACCCATGTTCTTTTCGTTCCCACAACCAACCTCGGACAGCTTTACAACGGTCCGATTGCTGAGGAAATAGAAAAGCCCGATGGGGTAATTCAGGCCAAGCGGCAGAACGTAATGGTATCCATGCAGAGGGCATTCAACCCGGTTTCCGTCCTGACGAAAGCCGAGAGCAACTGCTTCCCTTCATGGCCGACTATTGACAAGTGCTTCAACCTGTACACAGGTAGCACCAGTACATGGGCTTAAAGTAACCCGTGATGACAAACCTTGACGCCTTAAAGGCTAAAGTTGGATATCCGCTGGCGGACGCTTCTTTTGAGTTAGCTTTAACCAAAAGAGGACTGACGTCAACGGATATCTTCACGGGTGAAGACTCGGCTTTCGAGTTGGCATACGCCGATTGCATTTTAGTTTTACTGACAAGCCCATCTTCCGTTCAGGAGGGTGGTTATTCAATTCAGCTTGGCGGTAAGGATGCATTAGCGGATATTGCCAATAAGATATACGATAAGTATGGCAAAACCATACCGACCCCAAAACCCGTCGCAAAGTTTGTCCAGAGATGGTAGAGCAGTATCCAGATACGATTGTTGTCCTCGTTAAGACTGAGCCAGTACAGGACGTAACCACCGGGGAGTTTACCGATGGTACGACCACAACTCATACCCTGCGATGCAGGGCTGAGAAGAATACTGAGGGGAAGTTGATAACGGGAGCAGACGGCAATCAAATCAGCTACGACTACACGGTTTACTTGCCCAAGATGGATACGGTTATCCCGATAGACTCGGAATATACATTAACCAAGGGGCTTTTGACTGCAAGGGGCAGAGTGAAGGATGCAATAAACGGCCAGTTAAATTCAAGGTTATGGCTATGAGCAATAATTTCGGCGGATTCGTCGGAGAAATGAACAGGGCAATCTCGGAAGTTAAGGAGCGCATCAAGCTCGCCTTAGAGTACACCGGGGAAGCTTTTGTCAGGGATTGTCGGCTACAACCCGGCGACCCTGAGACTGCTCATGGACAGGGCTTTTATGCTGACCGGACGGGCAACCTTCGCAATTCAATCGGGTACTATCTGTATGAGGATGGGAATTGTTATGACCAATCGGATACCAATAGTGACGATGAAAACAAGCGCAACCTTGAAGCAGAAATGCCGAAGCAGGGAATTTTCCTTGGTGGTATTGCCGGGATGAATTACGCCTCTTATGTGGAGGCCAAGGGCTATAATGTAATCTCTATTCAGACCATTGCAGCCCAGAAATCAATCGAGGAATTTAATGAGGATTTAAAGGTATTTCTAAATGGCTGATTTTCACTCCACAGAGCAGATAATCGGAACCGTCAGGATGCTTTTAAGTTCGCTGACCGAGCCGAAATATTTACTCAGAAAGCCCACAAAGGCTGCTGACCCGGCTTACATAGTCATAAACTCGCTCCCCATAAATGCTGATGTGATGCAAAAGTGCATCGTGAATGTAAACTATCACGTCAAAGACATGGGGTTGGGAATTCCCGATTTGGCCAAATTAGAGGCCGGAACAACCGCTATCTTGGATATACTGCAAAAGGTCACAACCTCCGGATTTTTGATGGACTTTGAGAGTCAGGAAATTTTCCCGGAAACGGCCTTGAGCGAACACTTCTCAAACATTCGTTTTAGTGTGAAACAAATTAACTACTGAAGACAATGGCAGAATATATTTATGCAGTCAAGCAGATGTTCTATGGGACTCCTACCGGGTCAAATACACTCCCGGAGAGTCTCTCCCCACTTCCCGATACGGTCAAGGGAACTATAACCGTCGAGGAGACCGAGGGAACACTGACAAAATTCTGGGTTGACCAGAAGAAGGAACCCGTGAGGGTTATTAAATCCGAGGAGGGTGACTTCACCCTTACCGCTCAGTTCTATGATTTCGACTTCGAAAAATACGCAGCCTTCAAGGGTGGCGTGGGAGTCGCCGGAGCATCATTCACCCCTTCAACCGATTATACAACCATTGACAAGGCTTTCCGTATCGTGTTCGATTCGGGTCATGTCATGGACATTTACAACGGTTCATGCGTTGCCCGTATGACGGGCGGCGGCGGGCGTGACAAGATGTTCGCATGGGAACTGAAGGTGACCCCGATGCTGACTCAGGACCTCGCAGGGAGCTACAA